CGTCAGCTATTGCCAAACCCAGCCGGTGTACGGCCCTAACGGGTGGGTCATGGTTCGTGACCCCAGGAAGAGCATCGACAAGGATCTTGTCAGTGTTCTCGACCTGAGTACGCCTCTCAACGGCATGAAGTGGGCCCACGCTGTGGGCACGTGCGGGCTGGCTATGACTGGCGGCACACCACTACAGGAGTTCTACGGGCTCTTGATCCGTTCTGGAACGATTGGCAAGGTGGTGGACCATCCTTGGATGGATGGCGGGTTTACGCGGATGTCCCTCGGAATGCAGCTGACACAAGGTGATGTCTCCCCTGAGACCCGCGCGTCCTATTGGCGCGCGTTCGGCATTTTGCCGGACACCCAGTTGGCCATGGAAGAGGTGTGGTCAGGCATGACACTCACCTTCTCAGCAGGGGATATAGCAAACCAGCTTTCCCTTTTGCGATTGATATTTTAATAAATAATGCCTAAGGCTAACAAAACTAATAAAAAGAGGAATGTTACTGGAAAGGGCGCAGCTATTGGCCCTAAGGGAGGTGGGCGAAACAGAGGAGGTGGAGAGCGAGCCGTGGATATGTCCATGGCACGCAACTGGCTTGAGTTGTTGCGGGATCCGTGCACTTCTCAGCTGGCTCGGCCGTGTTATACGGGGACGGATGCTGGCTACCTTCTCCGCACTGTCGATATTTGGACTCCTTCTAAAGATGGCACATTCGTGGGGGGCAACTCAACACGCGATGTCGTCATCCAGGTCTGTCCATATAATTTTAGCTTCACCTCCGGTGCTAAAGTCGCCAACGTTGCAGTTGGCGAGAGCTCTATTGAATTCGACGATAAGGGGTTTGAGAACTTCATCTGTTCCTCCGCTGTTGTGAGGCGGTATCGGCCCGTGGCCGCATGTTTGAAGTGGGTGCCTACTGGCATTTACTCTAATCGTGCGGGAGCTGTGGGTCTGGCATACACGCCGGGTCAGGTGTACCCTTCTGTCGGTATTGATACTGTTGACAATGCGTTCGCCGCTTGTCAACACACTACTGGCATGGGGATGGAGACCCACGAAGTACGCTGGCTGCCTACGCAGACAGACGAAACGTTCACCTCCACAGATGCTGGGGACAACGCGTCGGCGGGTTGTATGCAGTTGGTGCTCAAGGGTGTCAACTGCATCAACACAACAACGCGGTCCGTTTTGAATGGCTACGTTGAGATATCGGTTGTGTGGGAGTGGGTGCCTGTAGCAGACCGTAGTGTCTCAATGCAGGTCAGTGCTCCGCCCCCTTATACATCGCAGTCGGTCCTGTCCAACATAAAGGACATGGGCTCATTCCTCTTCAGAGGGGTGATTACGGGCGCCAACAATTACGGTAAGATTGCGAATGCGATCAAACCGTATGTCGGCTTGTTCAGCAGTGGGGTTGGGTCGTCCGCTTACCGGGGTAGTAGTATGGGCGTCATGATGTAGTCTAGGGGTGGTTCAACCAATAAGTGTAGTATTGTCTGCTAAAGGCCTCCCTAGCGCAAAAAGCTGGTCACTTACTAGCGTGGGACAGACTAAGAAACACGGGGAAAACACAAAATACAAAAACATTATAAAATTAAAAATACAAAAAGAGATTCCAGTGGCTAGCTGCATGTTGTAAGGTCGTCCGGGGTGATACGGACGACGGGGTGACACTCCCTG